ACCCTCCCTTTCGGATTATCGAGCAAACCGTCTCCGCATCGTCGATCAGCATTCTCCGCCGATTATCGCCCTCGCTCGTCGTGTCGCGGTACATCCGCGCGTAGAAAAGCGAATCCTCCAGTATTGTCGCCGCGCAATCAGCGTTGCGAAGCCGGTTCGCCGCCTCGCGGAGCATTGGCGAATGCATCATGTGCGCGACTGATTCGAGATTCTCGATCAACTCCTTAAGCGGCATCGTACTAGCCTGCACAAGAGCCGTTTCGGATAGGTTGCGGTAGAATTGTTTGCGGTCGATCATTGCAGCGTCTCCGGTTCGCCGATCTGCATGAGCTTGTCGCCAATCTCGCGTTCGATGATCAGTTCAAGGATCTGATGGCCGTCCGCGTCTATGAGGGAGCAGATATGCCGGTCGTCGTCGTAGATCGAGAGCGGGGTGACGCCTGGCGTCTCGCACTCGCCGTTGATGATTGCGTTGAATAGATCGACAATCGTTTGGGCGTTGTCGCGGGATTGGATGGTTAGTTTCATTGGTTTCTGTTGTTTTACCGTCCGGTGAAAGCAGGGTTTTTACTGTCGAGTTTCGTTTCGAGTCGCAACTTGCAAGGATTCTTTGGCGGTTTGTTTCTCAAGCTCGCGCATGACCCTCCGGCCATAGGCGCGCGTGGAGGATCTTTTAAGGGCTTTTGGCCCACCTTGCCAGAGTCGAGCGAGACTTTCGTCGCTGAGGTGTTTGCCGTAATGCGAGAAATAGGACTCCGCGATGAAGATTGAGATGGCCCGATTGGTTACCTGCGCGTGCGCGTAGTGCGTCCCCATGATCCGATTCACGTCGCGGACCATGATCGACTTAATCTGCAACGCGCCGAGTTCGCCGTGTTTGCCGCGCGCATGATCGTTTCCGTTTGATTCGACCTGAATGAGAGCGGATAAGAGCAATGGATGCATGATTTGATGCGGTTTTGCGTAGTTTTCGTTGGATTTACTGCTCGGTTTGCCAATGTCCGGTTTCCTTTTGCTTTTGGTTCACGTTGACCATGCGCCATGCGCCGCAAGGGCAGACTTGCTTGACCGTCGCCCAGCCGTGCGCGCGGGGATTCGGGCGATTTGAATCAACCGGACCAGCGAAACATCTGCTGATGAATGTTTTTGGCTTGTGAGTGTGTTTCTTCATGGCTGACCTTTCTCACGAACCACACGTCCGCCGAATCGTTTGACCAGTCGATGCGCGTCGCGCTTGGCGTTGCGGCCCTGAAACGTGTACTCGCTTTTTCGGAATTTGCCGTAGAAGGCTGTCCAGTAGACTTTCATGGCTGGCCTCCCCCCTTCGCCTTGGTGATGATTGCGCGCGCGTAGTCTAGGTCGTCGTCGTCGGCCATTGGATGCGCCAGGCGTTCGAGAGCGAGAAGCATTTGAGGCGCGAGGGAAATCAGGCGAGCGTTTGCCATTTTCTCAGGCTCCGGCGTTTCTGCGTGTGCGTGATGGTTCATTGCGTAGCAAATCAGAGCGTCACCAGCGCGAACGTTTAAGCCAGTTGTCCGCCAAGGGCCGGGGGTATGGTTGCTCACAGATTGCCTCCAATCGCTTTTTCGATGACCGGAGCAATTCTAGCGCGAATCCATTCGGGCGATTCTCCGGCGTTTGCGTAAATCAGAGCCAGCGCATCCAGCATTTCAGGCGCGGATGCGACTAAATGGGCGGCGGCAGGATCGAATGTCTTCGCGTAATGGTTTCCCTGATTCGTGATGATGACGAAAAAGTCGTCAGATTGCGTGATTTTGAGCGGGAAAGGTCCGGGAGTGTGGGATTTCATTGGATTCAGGCGTTGGAGTTTTTGGAGATGACCGCGAAGGCGCGCGAACCGTCGCAATCTTGGCGAAGATCGGCGGTTGATAGGTAGAGGTATTCGCCGTCGTCGCATTTGACCGAGCAGAGGCGGACCGTCAGGCCGATCATGCGGCGAATGCGCGCTTCACGGCGGACCGCTTTCCGCGCGTCGCGATAGGAAGACGCAAACTCGGGCGACGTATGGTTGTATCCGATTTTGTATTTCATGGGATTTCAGGCTTTGTTTGGATTGGTTGCGGATAGGTGGCCTACCCTTTCGCACCACGCTTGCGGCATGATGCGCGGAGGATGGGTCAGGAATTTACCGCCGGATGATGCCGAAATCTGTTTCGGGATGATCCTGTCGAACAATGCAGAAAAGCGCGAAATACGGTCCGTCCTTGTCCTTTCTACGCTCCGCCCACACTAGGCGATAGCGTTCCTTTAGGTGCGCGGGAACGTCCTTTCCGACAATCGTGTCCTTGTATTTGCCACGGTCTAACCGCTCTTTCGGGAGGCAGGCCAGCGTTCCGCCAGCTTGAAAGAGTGAATTGAGAATAGCCGATTCGGCCTGTCGTTTGGTTAAAATAGTCATGGGTGCGCGGGGAATGGGTTAGAACAACTGAATGACGATTCCACCGTCGAACTCGACGACTTGCGTGTGTTCGCGGAGCCATTCCAAAGCCTCCGGTTCGCAGTCCGTGTCATTTCCGCAGACTTCCTTGAATCCGAAGTCATTCGCGGCTTTCAGCGCGGAGGGATATTCGGCCCATTCGCAGCAAATGCCGATCGGGTCGAGTTCGAGTTCGACTCCGCAATCGTCCTCGTAAGACTCCAGATAGTCGAACAGAGCGAACAGAGCGGCGCGGGTAAATTGACTCTCGCGGCCAGCGGCGCGGAATGAGTCGATGAATTGATATTCTGTGACAATTTGCTTCATAGGATTTTATGCTTTTGATTCGGGAACCGGAATTGATTCGCCGCCATTCCCCACCGTTGCCGATAGGGAAGCGCGGGGAATCAGGCCAGCAATTCGGAGGCATACCCGTTGAAATACCGGCCACGCGCAACGGCCAGCAAATCGGCAAAGGAATAGAATTCGAACTGGTTTCGATGGCGGCGCAAATAGGCGATTCGCTCCTTCATGCTGTAGCATTCGGCCCACACCTTTTGCGCGGATTCATCCTCGCGGCGCAAGAAATCATCCTCATTCAAGACAGGGTATCGGTCGATCCGATCTGCAATCTTGTCGGCGGCGCGCAAGGCGGATTCGTTGCTCTCGTGAATCGCCACCCATTCCACCCATCCGCAAAGCCAGTGTCCCTCTCGGACAATCTGCGGGGACGATTCATCCGCGCCGGGAACATCCGCCGAATGCGCGGAAAGAGCTTCCCATTGCTGGTCAAAATTGGATTCGGTAAGGATATCCGAATCGCGATTTCTCGAAACGGGAGCGACAAAATAGCCTTCCCAAGTCGCGCCAGCGTAGTGTCGGGGAAGCGTCCAACGGCTAATGTTTTCCGGTGTGTATGGCATAGGATTTTGTGCTTTTGATTCGGGCTTGATTACCCGCACAACCCACGGTTTCCCATGGGCTGGCCGGGGAATCAGAACACGCGAATGGCTCGGGACAACGGGCTTGTCACGCCCATGTCCGTCACTTGGTTTATGTAGTGGGGAACGGATTCAACCGGAGCATTTTCGTCTGCTTCAATGGCTTCGATAAAATCAATGGCAGACGGGATTTTCACGTCTTCAGTTCCGCGAATCTTTGCCCATGCTTTCCGATAGTCTGGGTGCGAAATGCCAATTGAGTAGGACAGAGAACGGACAGCATGCATGTCTGCTTGGTGCCAATTTCCTGCGTCGTGATGGCGAATCGCGCTTGCAAGGCAGAGACGTGCCGATGATTCCATGGCTGCTCCGTTGCCTACGTGATTTCGGGCTGTTTGAAGGATGTTCATTGGATTAATGGTTAGGAGTGAAACCGGCGGACGTTTCGAGGTAAGCTTGAAAGAGGATGAAAGCGACGATTGCAGCTGCAATGATGATGCGTTTGAGGGTTGAGCGTTTCATGGGTTAGATAGCGTTGACGTCGCCAAAGCGAGCCGGGGCGGGGGCGAAAACGAGGTTCAAAACCCAAAGGCCTTCGTCTTCGTCGCCTTCGATTCGTTGGTCATCTCCGAAGATAGTGACGCGATTGGGAAAGGTGTCCCAATCCACGTCAACGAAACGGGAACGGAGGAGGGCGATTGCTGCGTCAACGCTTTCGAATGAGATGGCGACGTCAACGGGAAGCGCCGTGGCCACGCTGTCAGCTACTGCGGTGAGGATTCGATGGGATTCGGTTTGCATGGGATTTAAGAGCTTAGAATTTAATTGTCACGCCATGACCAGCGTTCCGGAACGCATCAACACCAACCGGGCCTGACACCGTGTTGAAGAGCTTACGCAACGCTTGTTTGGTGTTGAGCTTCAGAATCTCCCCGTCGACGTGAACGCTGAACCGGGGAAATCCGTTGCGCTTGGCGTCGGAATCGGAGTTTTCAACCGCGAAAGCTTCGAGTTCGGCAATGTCCAGATAGACCATTCCGTCGGCGGTTTTGGCGGTTTTCAGAGTGAATTTCATGGCGTGAGTTGTTCGTTTTGGCGCTGCTGACGGGGAGAGAATGCGACGGAATCCGATTCCGTGCAAACTTTTTTCAACTTTTTTTTGAAACCTGGTTGAAGCCCATGGGGTGGAAAAAACTGGCGGAAAACTGGCGTTGCCGACATCTACCTTGCCAAGCAAAGTACCTTGCATGACAGAAAACCAATGGAACCAAGCAAAAGCTCTTTACCTGTCAGGTAAGACGTGGAAAGCGATTGGAGCGGAGTTAAAGCTAAATTTCGCAACGCTGACAAGCAAGGCGAGCAAGGAAGGAATCACCAAGGTGAGACGGGAGATGAGGAATACAGTTTCCTCTAAAGAAACAGTTTCACTAGAAAGCCTGTCTGCGCTTGTCCGCAGCAAACTAGCTGCCGATGCCGCTAGCACGCTTGAAAGGATCGACAGCTATGACTTGGACGGAATCAAAGATGAAAGCGTGCGTGAGACTATTCTAGGCAGCGTGGCGAAGCGATCGGCGCTTGTGTTTGGGTGGAGCGAACAGGGCGAAGCGGCCTCCGTTTCGATCAATTTACTTGGATCGATGCCGGATCGCAGCTCGGTTGAGATCAACGTAAACGAGTCGCGCAGCTCGGACAGCAGCTCGGTTTAAAGTGAATATAACACACCTTGTGCAACGTAGGGAAACTTATGATCAGCATAAGTTTTGCTTATGACAGAAAAGGATTGTTTTTCCTAGGGATTGGCACACTTTTTGACCGGCGGGGTGGCACCCCCTTTGCGGGTGGGCTTCGTTTACGATACCCCCCTCAAAAATTTTCCGCCTTTTTGACCATGCTAAACAAAATTGAAATTGGTCAAACTATTACTCTCACCTACTGCGAGCAGAAACTGGCCCATTTCGTTGCTCGTCATCGCAACGGAAACAATCGCCATTTCAACGTGGCAAATTTGAAGATTAGTGCGGAATCGCCGTTGACCGTGGATTTGGAGGGAATAGCTGGCGAGATTGCTTTCTGCCGTCTGTTCAATGTCTATCCCGACCTGGATACGGACCGTCCGCCCCCGCATCCGTTCTACGACGCGACAATCCCGCCGCCGCCGGGATATCGCATCGATGTCAAAACGACCAAGTACGACAACGGAAAGCTGCTGGTGGATGCGCGTAAGGACAGCGTTAAGACCAACGCGGTTGATTTCTATGTGCTGATGACCGGCACTTTCCCCGGTCCGTACACTTATCGCGGTATGATAGCGCGTGAGATAATCATCGCCCCACATCGAATCGAGACGATCAAGGGTTATCGTTCGTACGTCGCCATTCAATCGGAGCTTGTGGCCAACCCCATGGATTCCACATTTTAATTGACGCGATAAGCGTTTCTATCGCTCCATCCCGCGTAACGACCCTAAGCAATGCACCCGCTTGGTCAGCGAGCGCAACCCGTCTAAGCGGCAATGACACTCCGCATGCAGCAGGTTGGATAATCAGCCACCGTGTGGTGGATGGATAACCAGCCATAACGCAGATAACGTCGGTTTACATTTTTCATCTCATGTCTTGTCCTAATGTCTTCAACGCCTTTGCGGTGGCTACCGAGTCGC